AGAAGTAATTGTCATATCACTTCTTTTAACCATTTTATCTAAAACGTATGAATATTCATTTTCTATAACATATTCCATCTGTTTCATATATTCAGATGAAATATATTTGTTATCATGATTAAATACTGGAATTTCTGGTGGTTTTTTACCTTTTTTTCTATTGCCAGTTAATAGTTTATTAATACCTTTTCTTACTAAATTGGTTCCTAATTGTTGAACCTTTCCTATTGCATTATTAGCTAAATCTTTTGCATTTGGAGGACCTTTTAATAACCCCGTAAGGAAGTTATCTTTCATTGGTGCTTGCGAAATAAAATACTCCGTATCTTCCTCTACTGCGTATTTTAATGCGGTGTGGTCACCATTTACTGGCTGAGTTCCTTTTGAAACAGGTGCGGATGTTTTGCTTTTAAAAATTGTATCAGAAGGTCTGTTTGCTGAACCTCCCAATAGATTTCCTAAATTGAATTTTAATCCTGTTGATTTATTTGGGTCATTATATCTTGCACCTCTTACTGCTGCCGTTCTTGCAATGTCAATAGTTCCCGCACTTTCAATTCTGAGTAAATCGGTACCATATGCTCTTGGTAAATTTCTTACTAATTGTAATAAGGGTCTATTCTTATTTAATTCAGAATTAAGAATATTTTCCTGTTTTGCAGGTTTTTCTACAAAAGGAACATTAAAATCTTTATCTAAAAATAAATCTTTAAGAGATTTTGCCATTTAATACATTATTTAGTATAAATATTTGATTTAATTATTTATACCAACCTAAACTTTGTCTTAAAGTTGTTTGTTTAACTTGGCCTCTTGTATTTTGTTGATGTCTTATTAAAGAATTAGATATATCTTTACCATCCATAATCATTTGAATGGTCGCAGGAGTTGCTTGATAACCAGCTATATCTGCTACTAATAATTCAATATTTTTCATTACTGTCAACATTTGTGTTGTATCATCTATTGCAGTTTGTACTTGCTGTTGTTGTACTTGTGCTGCTTGAGTTTGTGTTTGGTCCGCACCTGTTAATTTATCCACACCTTTACTTGTGAAATAACCCGTAGCAAGAGATGCACCTAATGGAATAAGAAATGATAATCCAAGTGTTTCAGGTGCTAAAGCAGATGCGACCGACCATGCTCCTGCCCCTGCTAATGCTGGAATTATTGACCCTGCAGCTGCTTGTGTATTTGTTTGCCCCATTTCTTTTCTATTATAAAAATCCAATCCAGCTCCTACCATTGCAAATGGTGCTGCTCCTTTTAATCCTGCACCAACATTACCTTTGAAATTTGAAAGTTTACTACCTTGTGTTAAACCCATAGCCTTTAATCCTTGTTCAACGGTTCTAGTACCACCCGCTGTCAATTTCATATTGGATTGGGCCATTGTTAATGGTACACCTTTTTTATTCACAAATCCATATGGGTTTCCACTTACAACTCCTGGTGTTTTTATTCCTCCTCCCGGAGTTAATGGTATTTTTTTGCTCAATCCAGGAAGATATCTTGCACCCAAAAGTGTAATTCCGGCCGTCACTAATCCTTTTAACAATCCTTCAAGCATATTTGTAAATGTTTGACTTTTTTGAGTCAATGCATCAAAATTATTTAAAGCTTGAATATATGGTGGATATTTATTTAATCCTTCTGCAAGTACTTGTGCAAATTGTGCATCTACAATAGCTTTATCAAAACGTATTTCAGCTGCTTTTATCATAAATGCTTTTTCTGCTCCTGAAAATCTATCTAAAAATGATTTCGTTTCTGCACCCATAGTTCCTTTCAATCCTAATCCTTTTTTACCCTCTGCTCTGGCTTGGAATTCATCTATACCCATTCCAAATATTTGCTCAAATTGTGCAGCTGCTAATGGGCCAGCTCTTCTAACCGATTGCAATACACCCGATTGTAGAATATTTTGATAAGCTTCTGCATATTTTCCTTGATATGCCAAAGATTGTGCAACTGAAAAATCCACAGGTCTATTAAGCATATTACTTAATGATATTTGTGCCTGTAAACTTTGTCTATAATTTAAAATACTTCCAGTAATACCTTGTGCAAATTTAGGAAGTTGTCCTCCCATTTGTCTTACTGCAATTGCTTGTTGTGCAAATGCTTTTGCATTTTGTATGTTATAACTTAACATCTTTCCAGATGCTTCAGCCATATCTTGTAAAATAACTGCAGGGTTTAATTTTGCAATATCTGCCATCTTTGCAGATGTATAAACCATATTTAATGCAGTTTTACCGGAAGAACCATCTACTCTTCTGAATGCTGCCATCATTTCACCGACAGATTGTGTACTAATACCCATTTGACGAGAAAAAACTGCAGCTTGTGAACCTAAAGTTGTTCCAAAAAAGTTTACATTTGAAGTAGATGCTATATCTGTTAATGCAGTTGCTACTGATTCGGCACTTACGCCTGCTAATTGCATTTTTGCTGCACTATATCCTATACTACCTATACTTCTACCTAAAAATGCCGTTTTTGATGCTTTATTAAACTCATTGTTTAAATCACGCATTTGAAATTCAAATTCCTTTGTAGCTTCTGCTGCATAAAATAAACCTGTTCCATATTTTTTAGCCAATTTTCCACCAAACAAAGAAGTTCGTCTGTTGAATATTGCTTGCTGCAGATTTATTTCCTCTTGTGCTTTTGCTAATTGAGGTGCGTATTCGTTTGCATACTTATAAACATCAATTCCAAGAGCTTGTAATTCTTTTCTATATGCACCTAATATAAAACTCGCAACTCCTGCACCCACTGCTGCACCTGCTAAAGCTCCTTTTAATCTTTGAGTTTCTTGTGAAAAACCTTGTTTTCTTGCATCGATTGCTTCTATTACTGCTCCTGCACCTTCACCACCCGGTATTCCACTTAAAGCTGCTCCGGCTATTACGCTTGAAGTTTTGGCATTTTGTTCTGCTTTAACTAATTTTTCATAGTTTAATTGAGCCTGTCCACTCAATCCTTGTCCTGTTCCTACTCCTTTTAAAGATTTTTTAATTCCTTTTAATGCACTATCACTATCATTTATTTTATCTAAGATTTCTTCCCAATTATCGTTTAATTCAGCTGCATATTTGTTATATTTCTTTTGATTTATAGTACCTCTTGTAAGTTGTTTATTTAACTTATCAAATGAGGATGGCATTGATTTTAAATATTCCGATGCTTCTTCTAATGCTTCTTTTTGGTCATCTTCTAAATTTACATTTTTCTTTAAGAATCTACCGATACCACCAACCGTTGCTTTGATTGCATCTACATTTTTATTTATTCTTTTTGTTTCATCCGATTGTTCTCCGTATCTTCTTGTAATACTTCTTTGAAATGTATCTAATTCAGAAAAATTATCCGATAATTCATCCGCTGCTTTTGCTTGTGATTCTAATGCTTTTGTAGCTTTTTCTGCTTCTTTTGTAAAACTTTTTAATTCAGCTTCTGCCCTTTTAATAGAACCTATAATTTCTTTATGAGTATCGTATTGAAGTCTTAAAGCTTTTAGTTGTGCGTTTACTGCATTTTGTGCTCCACCAGGAGTTGATGCAAGTAGTTTTGCTTGCCTGTTCAATTCTCTATATTGAGCATCAATTTGTTTAAGACTATTTATATAATCTTGTAATTCTTGTTTACTTGTAAAACTAGATGTTTCCTTTGCCATTAATATTTTTTCTTAAGAACTTTCTCAATATCTTTAGTATCAATACCTTGTTTGCCTAAAGTATGTTTTAATTGACGAAGGGATGTATTAATTTGATTATCCCATTTTTGATACATCGAACCCAATTGTGGGTCTTTTCTTTTCATATTTTTAATAAAGTCTTGTTCTGTATTTTTGTTTTTTGCTCTTAAATACAAATCAAAAACTTTATCGAACATAGATAATTCGACTAATCTTCTTTTGGACATAATAATACTTTATGTATAAATATTACTTTCTAATAGTTTTTGAAGGTGTTGACCTACTCTTAATAGATTTATTGACTTTTTCGTAGTTTTCTTTTTCTATATCCTTTGCTTTCAATAATTGTCCAAAATAAAATTCTCTTAATTTTGTTGGCATAAAATAAACATCATGCCAATTAAATCCACCGTTTGAATGGTAAATCATTGAAAATATTTTCTGATGCAGCTCTACTGAATAATTAATCGGCAGGGTAAAAAAAGTCAATCCCGAATGGGATAGCAAGTGCCTCCGTCTCACCTGTTGATGGATATGTATATTTAAATGTAAAATCTAAATCAGGAGTAATTGATGCCATATATTTTCTCAATTCTTTCGAATCTCTTGCTAATAACTTATTAGTAACGAAATCAGCAATTGTTGTCAAATCCCTACTTCCATTTACCTCTACAATAATTCTTCTATATCTTGCTGTGATTTCTGCTCCATATTGTGAAATCTTACCTATTGCTTCTATATCTTTTTGAATTGCCAACTCATCACCATGCGTAAGTAATTTAAACTTGATAGGAGTATTTGATTGTGGTAAAACAAAATCATATTCGTTGTTTCTATTTAATTTTGAATCATCTATTTGTTTAATTTCTATTTTAGATAAATCAACATTTATTTCAACTTCTTCTCCGGTATACTTATCGGTAATTATAATACCATAATCTGCACCAAATGCCAAAACTCTACTTGCAACCAATATTGCACTTTTATCACCAACTAATATATCATCAACTTTTACACCAGGTTCTACAACAATTGATTCTATTAATTTATCAATATGAATTCCCTTTTTAATTAAATTTGCAGAAGTCAAAATATCTTCTTCTTTTGCAGTCATTAATTTAATAGTAATTTCACCTTTTGCTAAAGGGTGTCCTTCTGGATAACACAATCCTTTTGATGGTAAACTTATAACTTCCGTTGGAAATGGATAAGATTTTTGTTGTTGAAATTGTGGTTGAGGACCTAAACCTCTTGATAATTGTGGCTCTAAATTTTGCTCCATAATATAACTTTGTTGTTTATTATATATATCTTATTTTAAAAAAAATAAAAAGGGGAAACATTTCTGCTTCCCCTTCTTTTTATAATTTTCGTTTCGATTAGTATTCTAAAATAGCTTGGTCGAATGTTAAAGTTAATTCAATTTGTACCGGGTCAGTTGCATTACTCCAATCCATTTCACCGAAATTAGCTTGAGAAATAAATGCACCTTGTAAAGTCCATTGTTCAACTTTATCACCAACTGGTCCTAATGCATAGAAAGTAATATCTTTTTTATAAAATGCTGAGTAACCATCTCTACCTGTAATAGATTCGTGTGATAATCTTACCCAATCCATTACTGCTTGTGCTGCCGATGGAACAATTGGGTCATACAATGTTACTGTGATATCATCCCAGTTTGATTTACCCTTAATCTTTCTCTTTACATTGATGTGGTCTAATTCAACTACTTCGGATGTAAATGTAGGTCTATTTGCTGTTTTTACTGTATATGCTGCGATGTTAGTACCTGTAAATTCCATGTAGAATCTATTGGCTAACTTCGGTTCCCATTGTTTGTAAAAAATTTGGTCGTATGTTAAAACGTTTGGCATTTTCTTCGATTTATTTATTTATTTTATATAAATATTTGTTTTTTAAAATTATCCTTCAAAAGTTGCACCTGTTGGTAAGATGTTGAAATCAATTTGAATGAATTCAGCTGTCTTAGTTGGTTGTAAGAAGATAGCACCTTTTAAAATGTTTCTATCAACCACATCAGGAGTATTATTACTTTCATCCATTACAACTCTGAAAGCGTATAAACCTTGGTTTTGTTGAATACCTGTTAAGTATGGATTCACAATGTTTAAGAACGCTTGTCTTGTTGAAGATGTATTTTGTTCAAATACTAAATATCTTGAAGTAGATGCGATATACTTTCTAACTGATAATAATAATCTTCTTACATTAATTCTATCTAATGCAGATGGTTTATCTTGTAATGTTTTTTGTCCAAACACTACTGGATTGGCAACACCTGGGAATATTACAATCGGATTTACTTTTCCATCATATAATCTATCTCTTTCAGATTGAGTTAATCTATTCAATACACCTACTGCTCCTGTTAAACCACCTCTATTCAAACCTGCTGGTGCGAACCATTCTGCTGCTACTCTATCATTTGCTGCGAATACTGCTGGTAATAATACTGATGGTGGAACTGTGATTAATTTGTTTGTGTTTACATCAATTGTTTTAATCCAAGGATAGTAAGATGCTACATAATTAGAATCTATATCACCCGCTTTATCAATTGCTGAATTTATATTTTCAGTTGATAAGACACCATCTAATATTAAGAAAGCATCACTTCTTTGTTCAACTAAATCTACCAAAGTAGATGCAATATATGAGTGTTGACTTTGAATTACACCCGGAGCTACTACCATATTGATATCGAACTCATCCGTATTTGATAAAGCATTAATTGCTTTCATATATGCTACCGAACCACTTCTTGTAGAAGTTGATAAATCAAATCCTTGTGAGTTTGTATTACTTATATCTCCTCCTAAATTAATTGGTTGTGCTGGACTCATACCATCAAATCCTTCTTGGAATGCTACAACGAATTGTGCTAAAGAAGAACCTACTGATAACGAACCACCATTTGATACATCCAAACCAAAAACCGAATTATTACCATTACCGGCACCCGTCGGAATTGGTTTCATATATATTTTGTTATCTGAATTAAAATCCAAATCAATACCACCATATTGTGTTGCTGATGATGTTACAAATGTTACCGCCGGAATCAACGCTCCAACTACTGCTGATGCAGAAACTGGTAAAGAATACTTATCGTGTCCGAAAGGTACTGCTTGAATAGGAGCGTTTTCATTTAGGTTTACAATTCTAATATATTTTGAATTATTTACCCAATCACCTGTTTCAGTAATTTTACCTTCAGAATTGATTGATAATTTTCTATCACCAATTACTCTACTAATATAGTTTGGAGAATTAGGGTCTAAGTTTACATTAGCAAATGTTTCTAAAACATTTCTCTTTTTGTTTGTATCACTAAAATCTCTTACAACTACTGTAAATACTCCATAATCACTACCATTAACAGTACCAGCTGCTTTTATGTTAGAAATACCAATTTTAACTTTAGTATTTGCAGTATTACCAACTCCTAATGTTTCAAATTGGAATAAATTATATCTTGCATTACTAATCAAC